ACGGGTCCATTGGGGCATGGACAGAAAAGAACTTCGGCCCCGTGCGCCTCGGCCTGGACATCGTTCGGCGAGCCCTCCCCGGCCGACAGTTTGATACCGAGGTCCTCGCCCGTGCTGGGTGGAGCTTCTGATGTTCACCCTCAACCTCATCGCTCGCTAAGGAGCATCCATGACCATCTCCATCGCCGTCGCCACCCGCAACGCCCAGCTCACGAGCTACGGGACCCTCCTCAACACCGGAACCGTCAAGGTTTATGCCGGTGCGCCTCCCGCCGATGCCGACACCGCCCTTTCAGGCCAGACCCTTCTCGGGACTTGCACCTTCCAGGCCACGGCCTTCCCCGCCCCCGCCGCCGGGAGCATGACCGCGAACGCGATCACCCAGGACGCCGCCGCCGACGCCTCGGGTACCGCGGCCTTCTACCGCGCGATGAAGTCCGACGGGACCACGGTCGTCGAACAGGGCACGGTGGGCCAGTGCGCAACGGGCGGGACCTGCAGCTTCGCCACGAACACGATGACCATCGTCACCCCGCCCACCAACGGCGGGTATCTCCCGGGTGTGGGACAGGTAGTCACCGCCGCCGGGGTCCCGGCAGGTACCACGATCTCCAGCCTCAACAGCGGAACGGCCAACACCGCCGGGGCCGTCTACGGCCTGAGCACCTCCCCCGGCACCATCGCCACTGAGGCCGTCTCCGCCGGGTGGGGTGACCTCCAGATCAACAACATCGCCATTGTCGCGGGCGGCCCGATCTCCATCTCCTCCTTTGTCCGGAGCATGTAATGACCATCGCCCAGACCTTCCAGGTCCTGGCCCCGGATGGTGAGACCGTGGCCGCCGAGGTCCTCCTCCAGGACGGGGGGAGCGCTGCAGTCCTCCACTGTCCGGACGACTTCCACACCCCCGACACCCTGGATCAGATCGGGGACGCCTGCGTCCGTATGGCCGCACTGATCCGCGCAAGGGAGGTGTGAGATGAGCCTGTCTACCATGGACGGCCTTGTCGCCGCTATCGCCTCCGGTCAACGTCTCGTGCTTCAGAAGGCATCGATCACCACCGTCGCAAATTTTTACTACTCCCTCTGGAGCACGGCGGGCCAGCCTGGAGCGGGGTCCCTCACCATTGGAAACACGACCTCCGGTGTCATCCCCACCGATGCCACGGCCGGAGCCCCGGTGATCAATCCCTTCACCGGAGCAAACACGGGCTACCTCCTGACCTTCGACGCCAGCACGGCCCAGCCCGGCGTCGTGAGTGTCTACGATCGCCTCTTCCATGTCGGCTCGATCTCATGCCTCTCTCTGGCCACCACCACCCTCTCAGGCCAACCCGCCCTCACCCGCGTCCCAAACAACGACTACAGCCAGCTCGAACTCTGGCTTGAGGTCAACGCCGCCGTGTCGGCCACGGCCACGACATGCACGGTCTCCTACCAGGACGGCAACAACACGACGCAGACGGCCACCCTGGACACCAACATGTCCGGCCTCCCCACCATGCGCATGATGCCGTTCCGCATGGCCAACAGCACCGGCATTCAGAAAATCAACAGCATCACCATCGGTGGCACCGTCGCCACTACGGGAACGATCAACGTCGTGATTCAGCGGAACATCGTCGATCACACCATCGTTTCCGCGAACATCGGCCGCCCCAAGAAGAACCCCTTCGACGTCGGCATGCCCATTGTCTTCGCCGATAGCTGTCTGGCCATCATGTTCAACGCGACCACCACCAGCTCCGGCGTCCTCTTCGCTGAGGCCCTGATCGGAAACGGCTAGACATGACGACTTGGACCCGTGCCCTAGCAGGGAGCCTCAGGCCTTCCCAGGCCGGGGGGAGTAGCTCTGTAGGCCGGGTGGTCCAAGACGCGATGTTGGGGGTCCACACGAGCCCCGCTCCCCCCGCGGTACCTGTCCTCCGTGCCCCCAACAAGGCCGCCAACAGCCAGACCCTCACCCTTGCCGTCGTAGCTGGGGACCTCATCGTCGTCGGATACAGCGCGGGCGGGACCTCCGCATCCCGGACGGTGACCGACTCAGCAGGGAACAGCTACGCTCCTCCAACAGCACTCAGTGCGCCCACCTCGTCCTGTTACGGGCTCATGTCCTGGGCCGTGGCCACCACGACGGGGACGATCACGATCACGGTGGGCGGCGGGACGGACTCGATCCCAACCATCATGGCCGGAGCCTGGACCCCAGCGGATGGCACAACCGGATGGGTCCTCGACGGCACACCCGGGACGCATGCCGATACGGGAGCGGCCCTGACCCACCCAGGGGCCAGCACATCCGTAACAGGTACGGCCCTTCTCGTGGGCCTCTGGTTCCAGGACTTCTCATCGGCCACCACCATGACGGAGAACGGGACCGGGTTCGCTCCGGTCGCGTCCGCCTCCTCCGATGGGCCCACCGTCTGGCAGTACCTGACGGCCCGGACTGTTACGTCCCCCGGGACCTACGCTGAGAACGTGACCTCTTCGGTCGCCACCATCTACGGAAACATCCTCCTGTCATTCAAGGCGGCGACCGCCGCCTCAGGTGTCACGGGGACGTCTACCGCCTCGCTCACGATCACGGGCTCGGCTCAGGGTTCCCAGGGTGTCACCGCTTCCAGCTCCGCCACCCTTCCCCTCTCTGGGTCCGCCCGGGGTTCCCTGGGTGTCACCGCCTCAAGCTCCGCCGCCCTTCCCATCGTGGGTTCCGCTTCCGCTACCCAGGGAACCAACGCCACAAGCTCCGCTGTCCCCCTCCAGCTCAAGGGCTCCGCCTCAGGGCTCCAGGGCGTGGTGGGTATGGCAGCCTCCGTCATCCTGGCCCTCACCGGCACGGCCACCGCGACCCATGGGGTCACGGGTAGCAGCTCCGCCACCCTGGGGACGATCTCAGGATCCGCGACAGGCACCCAGGGGGCTACGGCCTCCTCCTCCTCCCCCCTCAACATCAAGGGGACCGCCACCGCTACCCACGGGTCCACCGCTTCCAGCTCCGCCACCTTGAAGCTCAACGGATCGGCCCAGGCCTCCCAGGGCGTCACCGCTTCCAGCTCCGCATCCCTCCAGATCTCCGGGAGCATCACCGCGACCTCCGGCGTCCCCTCTGGGTTCACCGCGACCTCCTCGGCCTCCCTGCGGATCTCCGGCACCGCCACCGCTACCCACGGGTCCACCGCTTCCAGCTCCGCAGCTCTGAAGCTCTCAGGGGCCGCCTCAGGGGTTCAAGGAGTCACGGGTAGCAGCTCCCGCCCCCTCACCCTCACGGGCTCCGCTACGGCCTCGCAAGGTGCCACGGGTAGCAGCTCCGCCACCCTCACCCTCAAGGGATCCGCCCAAGCCCTGCAGGGATCCAAGGCCTCCAGCTCCTTCACCTTGACCTTCAAGGGATCCGCCACGGGTTCCCATGGTCATGTTGCGACGTCATCTCAGCCCCTACGCCTCACGGGCTCGGCCGTCGGGTCTTTCATCGCCCAAGGCACGACAGGCACCTCCTCGGCCTCCCTGCCCCCACTATCCGGGCAAATTCGGGCCTCCCATGGAGTCGTTGGGACGTCTACCGCCTCCCTCTCCATCAAGGGATCCGCCACCGCGACCTTCATCCAAAGCCTGATCCCTGATCCCCGCTACGTGGTCGGATACCTGGTTAAGCCCTTCGAAGTAACCCATGCCGCTCGTTCATTTGACGTTGACCAAATAACCAGGCCTCGGACCGTAGACGCCCCCGCCCGGACCTGGGTGGTCAACCCCCTCCGCCGCTTCACCGTATGAGGTGCCCCATGTCCACCCTCCTCCCCAACAAAGATCCCCGTGAGAGTGTCGTCGTCTCCTTCCTCTTCGCCAATGACTTGCAGCCGGGGGAGATCCTCCTGACGTGCACCATCACCGCCACCGTCGACAGCGGGTATGACGCCACGCCGGAGGCGATCCTCTTCGGCACCCCCGACCTGTCCCACACCCCCACCGTCCTCCATGAGGTCCGGGGTGGGAACCACGGCACGACCTACAAGCTCCGTGCTGAGGGTGCGACCGACAAGGGCCGCCCTCTCCTCCGTGTGGGCCTCCTCCCCGTCGTCACGGAGTAGTCCACCGCCTCACTCCGTGTGAGGCAGCTCGTCGACGCCGTCACCCCAACCTGAGGACTCAGGGAGGGCCGCTCTTGACGGAGCCCATGACCACCGAACCGAGGACGACCACCGCCGGGGACAAGATCTCCTGGCGGGTGTCCCGGTTCACTGACTTCCCCGCTTCCGCCGGGTGGGTCCTCACCTACTTCTTCGCCGCTACCGCTGAGACCCCCGCAAGGGTCACCGCCACTCCGGATGAGGACGCCTTCCTCGTCACCTGGACCGTGGGCCTCAAGCCCGGCAAGTATCGCTGGACCGCCCAGGTCTCCAAGGGCGACGAGAAGCACACCCTCGACGGCGGGCTCCTCACCGTCATCCCGGATCCCTCCCAGGCCTACGACCGCCGGTCTACCTCTGAGCTGGCCCTCGCCGCGATCGAGGCCGTCCTCGCCGGACGTGTCTCCGATCCCCTCGCCGAGTATGAGATCGACGGCGTCAAGGCCAAGAAGATCCCACCCCGCGACCTCCTGGCCCTCCGTGACCGCTTCAGGACCGAGGTCCGCCTTCAGCGTGGCGGCCCCCTCGTGCGCCGGATCTCTGTAGGGGGGTTCTGGTGATCGATCGCTCCCTCTCGCTCATGAAATGGGTCCCCGCTGAGCTTCCGGCCCCCAAGCCCATGAAGCCCCGCACCCTCCCCACCACTCGAAAGGGCCGGGGTCTCTTCGCCGCTTCGATGCAGTCTCGTTACTCCCGGTGGCAATTGACCCTGGAGGCCTCTCACAAAGAGATTCAACAGAATCTCACCGCCCTCCGTTCGCACTCCCGGGACCTCGTGAGGGACAACCCTTACGGCCGCCGCTTCGTCAATCTGTGCTCGACCCACATCGTCGGCCCTGAGGGCATTACCCTTGAGTCCGCCATCCTCGGCAACGGCAAGAAGCCGAAGACCGACTGGAACGATACGATCGAGGCCTCGTGGGCGGAGTGGGGTGAGCAGTGCACCACGGACGGACAGTCCTCGTGGACGCAGTTTACCCAGCTCGTCGCCGAGACCACCGCCGCCGATGGCGAATCCTTCATCCATCATGTCCGGGGCTACCCCAACGCATGGGGCTACGCCGTCGAACTTATCGACGCCGATCGCGTGGACTGGACATGGAATCAGCCCGTGAACCCCCGCACGGGTGAACGGACGATCATGGGGATCACCCTGGATCGCTGGGGCCGTCGCCTCGGCTACTGGGTTTGGTCCGCCCACCCCCTGGACTATGAGGGAGCCCCCCGCCGGGAGTTTATCCCCGCCCGGGACATCACCCATGTCTATGACGAGCGCCGGGCCAAGTCCACGCGCGGAATCCCTTGGATGACCGCCGTCATGGTTCCCCTCTCCATGCTGGGGTCCCTCCTCAATGCTGAGCTGAAGTCCGCAAACTTCGACGCACGCCGCGTGATGCTCGTGAAGGGTCCCGCCCCCGCGATCGATGACACCACGGACGGAGACCACCCAGCCACCGCCACCACGGACCCCGCAGGGTGCGCCGCCGATCTTCAGAAGGAACTCGCCGACGACGACATCACCATCCTCGGCCTCGATCCTGGCACTGAGGGCCAATTCCCTCCCTCGAACCATCCCAACCCCGCGATTCAGGAATTCGCAAAGAACCTCCTCAAGTCCATCGCCACGGGTGTCTCCGTGAGCTACCACGCCCTCACGAGCGACGTCTCAGACGCGAATTACACCGCCTCCCGTGTGGCCTCCCTGGACGAACGCGATCAGTGGGGCAAGCTCCAGGGGTGGTTCATCCACTCCGTGAACCGGCCCGTCTACGCCGCTTGGCTTGAAATGGCCGTGCTATCCGGCGCGATCTCCCTCCCCGTCGTGGACTGGAAGAAGCTCCTCGCCCCCAAGTGGTGGCCCCGGACCTGGGAATGGGTGGACCCGCTCAAGGAGACTCAGGCCTCCGTCCTCGCCATCCGTTCCGGGCTCTCCACCTACTCCGAGGAGCTGGGTGGTCTCGGCCGCAATTGGCGGAAGTCGTTCCGCCAGCGGAAGGAGGAGGAGGAATTCGAAGTCGAGCTGGGCCTTCACCTGGAGCTGGACTCGGCGAAGGCCGGTGCCAACGCCCCCTCAGATCCCGCCTACGCCGACAGCGAAGAGAACCCCGCACCCCCCGCCAAGAAAGCACCCGCACCCGCAAAGGGAGGAAACGATGGAACCGAATAAGCCCAGGGTGAGATCCCTCACGCTGGATTACCAGCGGTCGGAGGTCAACGTCGAGGAGCGGACCGTCCCCCTCAGCGTCTCTTCCGACTCCCGCGACATCCTCACGTACGTCTCCGGTAAGGGGATGGGGTATGAGGTCCTGGACCACTCCAGCCTCAGCTCGATCGACCTCGCCCGGTTCGCAGGTCCCAACGGCGGCCCCCTCCTGTACAACCACGACCGGAGCGTCATCGTCGGCCGGTTCACCCCTACCGAGGTCTCCGGAGGAAAGCTCCGGGGTATCGCCCGCTTCGGGAACTCCGCCAGGGCCTCCGAAGTCTTCCGGGATGTCCAGGACGGGATCCTCACGGATACCTCCATCTACTTCGACTATGACCCCGACGACGTCGTCGTCGACACCTCTCTGGGCAACAGCGACGACTTCCCGACCTACCGCGTGAAGAAGTGGAGCCTCACGGAGGCCTCCATGGTCCCGGTCCCCGCCGACATCCGGACGGGTGTGGGCCGCTCCGCCGCTCCCGCCGAAGCGCCCCCCGTCGTCGAAGACCCCACTCCCGAACCTGTCACCCCTCCCCTCGACAGCCCTGAAGCGTCGAGGTCTCTGACCACACCCGTGGTCGAATCCCCCACCCCGGCCGCCCGCACGGCCCCCACTCAGAAGGAGTCCACCATGGACCCCGTCATCGTGGCCGCTGAGGCGGCCTCCGAACTCGTCCAGGCCATGCAGCTCCGCAGCATCGCCGAATCCCACGGCAAGGGCCGGGAGGCCGAGGAGATCCTCACCTCCGGGAAGCCCCTGGCCGAAGCCCGGGGCCTGATCATGGGCCTCCTGGCCACCACCCCCCTCTCCACCACGGCCCCCTCCCTGGAGTCCATGGGGGCCTCCAAGCGCGAACAGGAGGACTTCCGTTACGGCCGCCTCCTGGAGGGCGCAATCAGCCTCCGGGAAGGCCGTTCCGCTTCCGGCTTCGAGCTGGAAGTCTCCCAGACCATCGCCCGGGGCATGCCCGCCACCTACAAGGCCAAGGGCGGCGTCTTCGCCCCCTTCGCCATCCGGGCCGCCGCCATGGACTCCAAGACCGCTGGCGCGGGCAAGGAATTCGTCTACACCCAGCAGGGCGAATTCATCGACATCCTCCGCGCCAAGCTCTTCCTGACCAAGCTCGGCGCGAGGTTCATGACGGGTCTCACCGGCCCCATCGGCTTCAGCAAGCAGACCGGAGCCGCGATCGCCAACTGGGTTGACGAAAACGGTGGTGTGGACGCCGCCGACTCCGCCGCCGCGACCGGCATCGTGACCCTGAGCCCCAAGTCCCTGATCGGTATCGGCAAGATCTCCCGCCAGCTCCTCACCGTGGGCTCGTGGGACGCCGAGCTGATGATCCGCCAGGATCTGGCCTACAGCCACGCCGCCGCCCTGGAACTCGCCGCCATCCACGGCACGGGCGGCACCCAGCCGACGGGTATCTACAACCTCTCCGGCGTCAACGTCGTCGCCATGGGTGGTAACCCCACCTACGCGAAGGCCGTCGACATGCTGACCGAGATCGCCGTCGACAACGCCCTCGGCGGGTCCATCGGGTGGGCCACGACCCCCCGCGTGGTCGGGAAGCTCCTCCAGACCCTGGAATTCGCCGCCTCCGGTGCGAAGTCCGCCTGGACCGGCACCTACGAAGACGGCTACCTCGCCGGGTACAAGGGCACCTCCTCGGGCCTGATCAAGACCAACCTCGGCGCGGGCACCAATGAGCAGGGCATGGTCGCGGGCGACTTCAGCTCCATGATCTGTGGCCTCTTCGGCAACGGGTTCGAGCTGATCCCCGATCACCTCACCCTCGCCGCCCAGGGCCTCGTCAAGGTCAACTCCTTCGGGATGGCCGACGTCGTGTGTCGCTACGCGGAATCCTTCTGCAAGGCGACGGGCGTGATCCTCACCTAGTCGAACACCCCAGGGAGGGCTCTAGCGGGCTCTCCCTGGGTTCCCCTTCTCGTCACCCCCCTTCCCTCGAATTCCAAACCTCAGGAGACCTCATGGCCGTCCAGAACATCAAGCTCACCATCCTCTCCGCCGTGTGCCTGGGTGCCGGAAACGACGCCTACCCCGGCGACACCCCCACCGTCACCGATCCCCTTGGCCGGGCTCTCATCTCCCGTGGCAAGGCCAAGCTCTACGAGGCCTCCGACGACAAGAAGCCCGAAGAAAAGCCCGCCAAGGCCTCCGACGACAAGAAGCCTGAGGTCAAGTAACCATGGGACTCTCCGAGGACGTCCGCTCCATGTTGACCTCGATCGGTGACCTCACGGGGGATCCCACCTCCGTGACCATCCTGAAGACCGGGGTCACCGTGTTCGGACTTCCCGGAGTGGCCACCCTCAACGACACCGTCCTGGGTTCCGCCGTCGCCATCAATGGCGATGAGAAGACCCTCCGGTTCACCTCCGTCGACGTTGACGATCTCCGGTCCGGTGACCTCCTCACCTGGGCCATGAAGACCTGGAAGGTCAAACACCTCCAGCTCTTGGGCGTCGGGACCCTCACGAAGGCCTTCCTCCAGGAGGTCGTGTGATCCCCGTCTCCCGCCAGATTATCGACTACGTTCTCGCCGCCGTCACCGCTGAGGCACTGGCGGCCGTCCCGGGTCTCACCGCTTCCCAGGTTCACGCCTTGGATGAGACCCAGGTCGACCCCCGCTCCCTTCCTGACGTCCAGGTGTGGCCCGTGGACGACGTCCCCAAGGAAGAAGACGGTGAGGACTCCGCAGGGGGCCAGGATCGCCGCCTCACGTTCGCGGTCGCCATCGCCGCCAAGTCTCTCGTCGAAGCGGACACCGATGTCCTCGCCATGGCGGTCCGGAAGGCGGTCCTCGGCGGTCTCCCCTGCCTTGGAGGCCTGGCCTCCCACGTCACCTGGGGACCTCAGGAGTGGGGGAACGGGGCCACCTCCACCCCCACCGTCTTCACGAAGCTCACCTTCACCGCCACTTACTACTGGAGCCCCGAATGGTGACCGCCACCTCGAAAGAGTGCACCGCCAGCTTCCCGGACCTCGACATCACCCTTATCGCCAACGTCCCCACCCCCATTCCCGCCTCTGCCGTCGAACGGATGTCCGACATCCCCGGTATCGAGGTCGTCGACACCCCTGACAGCAGCACCCCCACCACGGAGGACTAGACATGTCCCTTGCTCAGGCAAACCGCAGCTACCGGAACGCCGGTATCGGCAACCTCTTCCTTTTCCCCTGCCCCACTACCGACCCCGGCACGGACTCGAACACCCGCGTCAAAGGCATCTTCGCCCTGATGTACGCCGACGACGGCCGGAAGACCCTGAAGGCGGGTGTGACCCCCTGGGGAACCCATGACTCCGGCGGCGTCGAATTCGACGTCAAGCCCAGGGTCCTGGTCTACGACTTCGGCGACGGCTCCCCCGACGACAAGGCCCAGATCGGCGTCGAAGAGGCGACCGTCAAGCTCGCTATCAACGACGCGGACTCCGCCCACTGGGCCGACATCTGGGGTATCAACCCCGCCGACATCATCACCGTCGCCGCGACCTCCGGCAAGGCGGGAAGGACCGCCGCCCTCCTGGGCAACCCCAACAGCGGAGCGAACTACATCGCCATCTACCAGCAGCCGAGCCTCGCCTTCCCGGGCCAGTTTGACCACTACGTCTGGCCCCGGGTTTCCTTCCTGACCGAGCCCAAGATCAAATTCAGCCCGAAGGACAAGGTCAAGATCGACATCACCCTGCAGGCCAAGGGCGACCTCTTCCTCAAGGCCACGGACGGCTCCCCCGTATTCGGCTTCCCCGAGTACGCCTCCGCCGCTCCCGCCGCGTAAGGAGATCCCATGAATCAGAGCACCCGACGCTTTGAGCTGGGCCTCCCCCTCTTCGCCGGTCTCGACCTGGGTCTCCTCATGGAGGCTCAGGCCCAGGTCAACCGGCAGGAATTCGCAGGCCTCACCACCTTCGTCACCACCCTCGCCGAGACGGGCAAGCTCCGCACGATCCGCAAGCTCGCCGCCATCTGGAAGGCCTCGGACCTCGAACTGAAGCTCGCCGAAAGCGACTCCTCCGTCATGTCGGCCCTCGAAGACGCCGCCGCTGAGCGCCCCTTCACGGAGACCTTCAAGGATGCATGGGATTTTCAATCTGCGCTGTGGGAATCCTTGGGCGTCACCCTCGAATCTTCAAGCGACGCTCCCACCGCGCCCGCGAAGACCAAGGGCAAGGCCGGAAGAAAGGCCTCGGCCGCTTCCCCCTCCGGAAGCTGATCTCACCCTTCGTAGGGGGATGGGAAGCAGCGGCGGAGATGCCCTTCGATGGGGCCTTGGAGGTAGCGGAGACCCGTCTCAAGACCGAGACGATCGAAGCTCTTCGGCACGCCCAATTGTGCTGGCACGAGGCCCTGAGCCTGTATTCCATGGGCGGCAAGCCCTCCGATTGTCCGCAGCTCGAAGACGACGAAGACGACGAATAACACGAGGACATCCATGGCCAACAACAGCGAGCTGAAGATCCTGATCACGGGTGATGCAAGCTCCGCCATGGGTGTCCTCAACTCGTTCTCCCAGAGCGTCAAGGGAGCGACTTCC